TAATTCTTGAATCTGGATTATTAGCAGTTTTAGCAGATGTTAATTTTTTTTTCATGCCTGACATTCTAGCACAAAAAGACTTACGACGTTTATTGCCTTTTACTTTAGTAGGTGGCTTTAAGTTCATGCCTTGAGCCTTAGCAGATGCCCTACCTTTTGCATTTAATCCGCCAGCTTTATTTTTACCTTCTTTGCGTTGCCAAACAGCTGTTTTTTTTAGCTTATCTTTTTTGACTATCATAATTTTAAATCTCTCGCTTTTTTTAGTTTATTCCCTAAAACGACGGGGCATGATTATTTATAGTATGCCGTATTATTTGTTCAGCTATAGCTTTAACAACATTTACAGTAACACTATTACCAAATTGTTTATAAGCTTGTGAATCGCTAACAGGTATTATAAAGCTATTATGATAACCTTGTAGCCTAGCACATTCTCTAGGTGTTAATTTTCTAATTTTATCTTTATTAATAAGTATCTCTGAACCATCTTTACAATAGTGAGCTGTAAGGGTAGGTGTATAAACACTATCACCATTTACCATCGTATAACCAAACCCAAGACCTTTAGCTTTATTTTTAATTTTACGTTCTTTATGATACGTCCAAGCTTTTTCAGATAAAAAATATTTATCTTCAACGTTATCTTCTAAGATATCTGCTACACAAGTAACTTGATTATTTGGCTCAGGAAACTTAAAATCAACGTCATCAAGAAAAGCAACTATAAAAACTCTTTGCCTGTTTTGTGGTACTCCAAAGTTTTTTGAATTAAGCACCTTGTAATGTACGTAATAACCCAGCTCTTTTAAGCTATTTAATATTATTTGAAATGTTTTCCCTTTATCATGGGATATTAAGTTTCTAACGTTTTCTAAAAATAATACTTTTGTTTTATGGTATTTTACTATTCTTATTATTTCAAAAAACAAAGTTCCTCTTATGTCTTCAAACCCTTTTAGATCTCCTGCTATTGAAAAGGGCTGACATGGAAACCCAGCACATAATATATCATGCGGCGGGATATTTTTAGCATCTATTTTAGTAATATCACCATGCGGCCTCTCTCCAAAATTAGCCTCATAAGTTTGTTGAGCATGCTTGTCCCACTCAGAAGAGAAGACACACTTTGCCCCAACAGATTCCATAGCAATTCTAAATCCACCAATACCAGCAAAAAGATCAATAAAAATCATTATTTATCACACGGTGAGATATATTTCACCAATAAAGTTGTTAATATTCCTACGGTAGCAGTTGAAACAATTGCAACCTTGCCCTTAAACTCAGCCTTAGCTTTTTCTTGCTCTGCTAATTCTTTATCGGTTGAGTTCTGACGTTTAAGTCCTTGAGTGTGATTAGTCATTAGACTTAAAAGCATAGTACTTATTCCCGTTAAGTCTGGTTGCCTTGCTGCTTCTGGCATATCAACAACCACATGGGAAGGCGACACCTTTTGTTTAACTTCTTCTAAGGCTGGATTGCTTTGAGAACCTAAAAGTTCTAAAGCAGCTTGTATGACATCTATTTTTTTAGGTGTGGTGGGAGCTTCTGAGGCAAACAAGCTTAAACAAAACCAGAAAATCAAAAACATAATATTCCTTTTAAACTATTATCTCATTAAAAGAACCGTCTTTTTTAATTATTATCTTAACAAAAAAGCCGTCTCTTCATAAAAGTCGTGACTATTCAGTAATCCACTTTGTTTTAGTCAATGCTCCGCTCCTCCAAAAGTTCGAAGTGTGACCCGTAAGGGTACCCATCGGGTACAACTTTAGAACTTTTACCGGGCCGGTAGAAAACCCGACTCAACCCGACTGAAAACTTGACAATCATAGCGGAACCGGAGCGGAACCGGAGCGGAGTAATGCTCCTCCAAAAGTTCGATAGTAACCTATAAGGGTACCCATCGGGTACATGTTCTTTAACAAAACGCGGAAAACCGCGGAAAAAACGCGGAAAACCTTGTTATTTCAACTGTTATTTCAACTGTTATTTCAACTGTTATTTCAACTGTTATTTCAACTGTTATTTCAATTTTGGCACCCCTATCCAGAATCGAACTGGATTCTATAGCGTGAAAGGCTATCGATCTAACCAGTAATCTATAGGGGCTCTACTTACTTACGTTTCTTTTTAGAAATATTTATTGCAATCGCTATGGCTTGTTTAGGATTTTTCACAAGCTTGCCGCGTTTGCTTCCCATATGCAATTTGTCTTCTTTAAACTCACGCATTACTTTAGAAATCTTTTTTTTAACTATCTTTTTTTTAGATATCTTTTTAATAAGTTTTCCATCTTGTTTGGCTTCACGCTCAAACATAGCTTTATCACCTAAAAGATGTTTCAATATATTTTTCATGTCTTAACCTTTTACTTCATCATTAGGCATAATCAATTTTTCAGCAAATCTGCTAGCATTGAAAACTTCATGAATATATTCTTCTGGTAAGTTACTAATAGCCATATGATTTTCATTGATCATTTTACTATCTGCAATTTCTTGAGCACGTGGATTTATAGCACTATAAAATGCTTTTTGCATACTTGAAGAAGATTTGTGTTTCATATTCTTTCCTTTTTAATTAGGGAGGACTAGCCTCCCCTCATCATTTTTGTCTATCAATATTTTGATAATCAATAATTTTATCTTCGCGGGACAAATTAGTTTTAACCTTTTGTGCGCGAGGTTTTTTCCCTGTTGGGTTTCCTAAAATATCATAAGCAATCTTAGTTGCTTTGCTATTTTGTCTAGGTGCTTGCGCCATAATTAGTCCCTGATTGATTGATTAATATTGAGAAGGAAAAGAACCTTTTTTTCTTTTTCCGCCCATAACATCACCACGAATTTGTGTATCAATTCCTTTGATATTATCGTTTAAATCATAAGAATCATAAGAACATTTAGGATATTCTTTCATGATAACTTGCTGTGGAAGGTTAGCGATTGCGCTTCTATCTTCACTTATCATACCTGCGTCGCTTGATTCCATCTTGTTGCGTGAACTTTGATTAGAATAAAGATCGTCGTTGTTATAATATTTTTTTGCCATTTGTGAAACTCCTAAGAAACGATGGGTTTTTCCATCAGGTTGTTTCCTCTATCTTCAGAGGTTTGTACTATATTAGCTTGTTCATTATCTTTTAAAACTTTTTGTAACTGAAGAAGTTTTTCGATATGTTTAATATCCATACCCTCAAGTTCTTTGATTGCTCTAGTAAAGTTTAATAATGCTTGCTGGTCATCTTTAGACGCTTCAGCCATACGCTCTATAGCTATTGCCTTATTATCTTCAATGCGTGAAATTCTTTCAGCTCCAAGCTGTAAATTGGCTTGTGCTTGAGCGTCGGCTAATCTTACTTGAGACTGTTGTAAATCGGTTGAGTTTTTTAATTGTAAGTTTTGTAGCTCGATAGATTTTTCTTGTTGCTTAATAGTATTTTCTATTATTTTGTTTTTGTTTTGTATTGTTGAAGCTTCTAATAAATCTAAATCGCTAATCATTACCCCAGCTTGTTTCAACTGCAACATTTGAGAGAATTGCATTTGTCTTTGTGTAGTAGTATTTAAACCATCTTCAACAGCAATGTCATAGTTACCAAAATTTTTATTATAAAACTCTTGTGTAGGTTCTTCTTCGATAATTCTTTTAACTTTGCCGGGTGTGTAGTTCAGCTGCATTAAATCAATCATTATTCTACCAAGATGTTTTTGACTAGCATCAAGTTGATCAAATAAGTTTTGCAATGTCGTAAGCCCAGCGCCTTGCCTTAAAGCTGAAAGTATACCGGCCTTGTCGTCTATAGCTGAACCTAATAACTCTTCGTTTACGCCTGATATTTCTTGTATCTCACGGGCTAAAGATTCTGAAAGCTGAATCATAGAAGGCGGTACCTGTGGCGCTTCTATTCTTTGTACGTCAGTCATTTGTGCGGTAGTTTTTAAAGCTAAGCCTCTACCTTGACCAGTTAAATACACATCAGCAGGATTAACTAAAGCATCTTCTTTATAAATCCAACCAGAATTTATTTGGCTTTCTAGAATGTCTAATTCAGCTATTTTTCTTCTGTTGTAAAGATATTGAGCATCTCTTAAACCACGTACAACGCCTTGAATTCTATACGGAAAGTAAGGCAATTGTGGATTATAATAACCAAGCACAGGAACAAAAGGATAATAGTCTGAACCTGTAGGGTTATAATCGTTGAAAAATACTTTACCTTGAACTACAATAGCAAGCTTAACAGAGGGAACTTCTTGTTCTATAACTGTAACACTTGGATAGGTTTGTAAGAACAATTTAAGTTTATCTTCTTCTAAAGATTTCCATTCAAACGTTTCACCTGTTTCTGTATCGACTAATAGTTTTTGCTTTCTAAAGTCTCTGTAATAAAATTGATCATAAGTTAATAGGTTCTTCATGCTATAGTTATAAGACTCTGGCATAAACTGAAACTTAGCATCACGACCACCACCATAAGGGTTACCAACCATACCGGTAATCTCATCGGCATGATCTGGCAATAAAGATAAAACTTCTCTTTTAGTTAAATAAGCTCTTTTCCAAATGCCGTTGCAATCACTTAGGTCTTGCTTTTTCCAAAATGGGTCAATTAAGAACTCATTATAGCTGCAATTGTCTACCTTAATGTTTCCAGAGATTGGGTCTTTTCTATAATCAACATAGACATGTAATAAATTCATGCCTGTAATGGTAGCCCCTTCAAAAGCTTCTGAAATTGTTTCAAGAATATTTTCTTGCCTAGAATTCCACATTAATACTTTAGTTATCTGGTCGGCTGTCTCGTTGTCTGAATTTTCAACAGGTGTGGCTATAATAGACTTACGATTTCGCCTTTGATGACCAGAAATCATATTAACTACGCGCCTAATCCTGTTAAAATTAAACATTTTTTTTCTATTGGCTGGTAAGTTTCCGTAAAGTTCGGTGTATAAAGTTTGGTCTCCACTATAGAAACGCAAATCAGTATCAGCCTCACCCCAAAAAGATTGATTAATAGTAATACTTTCTGCGTAAAAAGCTTCCATACGTTTTAATATGTCTTTGTCGTTTTCATTGTAATACTCAGGTGACAATTGAGGGAATAACATAAAGTGAATCTCCAGTTATAAACTTTTTTTTTATAATATATTTCATTCGTAGTTTATTACAAAAATGTATTGACATTTATGTTTTTATGATACATAATGAGTATATAAGTTACAAAACAAAACAAAGAGTAATAAATGGCAACAGTAAAACCAAGAGAAGTTAAATACGAGTATCATAAAATCGATAGCGATGGAAAATGTAATAACGATTGTAATGGTACATGTAAACAATTAATAGATCATTATACTTATTCGTTAAAACAAGATATGAAATGGTTCAGCAAAACCCCGAACTCATGTGATCAGTCAATATTACGCATGACAATTAGAGAAGAATTTAAAGAAAACGTATTAAAGTTTCGAGAAATTGAATTTGAATATTTATCAACAGAAGAAGAAGAATAAATTATATGAGTCTTGAATTCTTTGAAGAGCTTAAAAACATATTGGCTAATGGTACAAATTATGAAATAGAATGTGCCACAAAAGCCATATTAGATTTTATGAAACAAAAAATCATCAATACCACTGATTACAAACTAGAATTATTCATAAAAGATTTTTTAAAAACAAAACAAAAAGTTATAAAATGACAACAAAACCAAAAACTAATAAAAAACCAATGGAATTTCTTTGGTTTGATAAAGACAAAGGTTTTATATTTTCAGATGATTCCGGAAGTGAGATTGTTACAGGTTTTGAATGTACTTTTTCGTATAATATTTTTTACGGTGAGATTGGCAATATCATTAACAGCATACAAGAACATTTTGAGCCTAAAAGCGAAACAGAAATAATTGTCTTTTTAAAATTTAATGAAGAAACAAACGAAATAACAGGCAAATACGCAAGTTTACGGTCTTCGCATAATAACAAAAACGTACAATATTTATTTAACAAGATTGAGAATAGGTTTAACGAGTCGATAGATGATTTAAATTGTGGTTATAGTATTGAGTTTTAGTAGATGCAAACAATTAAGAGATGCTTAAACAAAACAAAGAGAGTAAAAACATGGCAAAAGTAAAAAAGAATGAACTAGAATTATTCATAAAAAATTTTTTAAAAACAAAACAAAGAGCAATAATGACAGAACCAATAAACGAATTTGAATTAGTTAAATCTAAAGTAAAAATTGAGCATTTAATAGGTGCATACATTTCTTTTGATAAAATTAATATTACGCAATCTAAATTAGAAGAAACTTATATAGAAGCAGCTTGTCCCTTTGAAGCTTGTAAAGGAAAAAATGGTTTCTTTGTTTTAAAACCTCTTAGTAATATGTTTTATTGCTTTGATTGCCATGCTTGCGGAGATCATATAAGTTTCATTTCAACAATGGAAAAACTAACACCAAAAGACGCATTTAATTTTATAATCACAAAATATAATCTAGATATTCCATACAAAAATTAAAAACTAAAATGACAACGATAAAAGACAACAAAACAAAAGTAGTAAAAGTAAAAAAAGAAGTTAAAGAAGATGATTCAATTCATATAGAATCGCAAAATCTTGATAATATTAGAGTGTTTATTGAGGACGGTTTTTTTTGGGTAATTGGCGAACACTATGGCGAAGAAGTTGTAATTAAGCTTTCACTTAAAAATTTAAAAATTGTTAAAAAAAGAAGTGACGGCGTATTTAATGAAATAGGCAAAAATATTAAATTGTAGTTACAAACTGAAAAACATAACTAAGTGGCAAAGCTCTTTTTGTCTATTACGGAGATTACAAGAACTTCACCACTTAATTTTATTTACAATACTCTAAAATGCTTTCAAAATCTATTAAGAAATAATCTATCTCTTCTGGGTCTCCCCTAAACAAAAACGATATTCTATTGTCTTTAATATTGGCAATCATTTTAAATTTTCTACTAACATAACTAAATTCTTTTTCAGTGATTAGCAAAGCATATTCTTTATTTAGGTTAGCCATACAACAAGCTAACAAATAGTATTCATACTTGCTTTGAATCTCATAGTCTTCAGCAAAGCAATAATCTTTTATTATGATTGTTGTTGCTATTTTGGCCTCTACTGTAATCAAGCCAAACGCTAATAATAAGACGTAAATTAATTTCATTGTTTCCCAAAATGTTTTACGATGGTTAGTTCTTTTAATTCATCGATACGAGCAGGTGAAAGCTCCAACAATACACGTTTTTTAAAATCTTGATGTGTGTCTAAGAAATCAACTAAAGGTTTAACAGCTTCGGTTTCTTTCTCTCTTTTAAAATATAACACTACGACGTTCATACTTAGCTCAAAGTATTCTATTAGTTTTTTTTCTATTGGTAAAAGCTCGTTCATTATTTTGCTCCTAAAGCTAACATTAAGCTTATTAAATTAGCATTCTTTTTATGGTCCATTCTAGCCCAACCTAATGCAGTTGTTCCGTAACTATTTTGAGTATTAACATCAGCTCCCAGTGATAATAATAATCTAGCAATGTCTTCACGATTATTGCAAATGCTATACATTAATAAAGTATTTTTAAACACGCCTTTGCGTTGATTAACAGACACTAATTTCTTAGTAACAAGTTTTTCTACTACAGTCTCATA